GCTTCCGCCCTCCGCAAGGAGCTTGAAGCCCTCAAGAAGGAGACCCAGCCCAAGCCTACCGACCCTAAGCCAAGCGACAATCAGGGGAACGAACCCACCGAGCGGGAGAAGCAGATGATGCAACAGCTGGAAGCCCAGCAGAAGCAGATCGAACTCATCCTCGGTCAACGCTCCCACGAGGGTAAGCTGGCACAGATCACCGCCCTCCTCGGAGAAAAGAATATCCCCGAGTCCTTCTACACCATGGCTCTAAGCGGGCGCACCTTCGGCGAAGATACGAACGTAGGCGAGCTGGTAGCTAACATCGAGCAGGGCTACACGAAGTTCCAAGACGAGAGCGCCAACAATCGCTTCGGAGGGGCAGGAAAGCCCGAAGCAGGCGAGCCGTCCAACGATGACGTGATGGCCTCTATCGTGAAGCAGGTGAACGAAGGTACGGAGGCAATCCTTAACGAGAAGAAGTAAAAGAACATGGCAAAAATCAAGTATGACGAAAACGCGTATATGCCCGTCCACGAGCTGTATCGCGTAGAGACGGGCTACCGTCTCTCGGGAGGTTTCAACCTCGACGTCACGGGTCTCACGGCTGGCTCCGTAGTCCCTCCCCTTGCGCCTATCTCCGTCGACAAGGTCACCCGCAAGGCTACCCTGCTGAAGCGTGTGCGTGTCGTAGAGGCTGGTTCGGGGAAGAAGGTCAAGGTGTCCAAGTACGCTAACCTTGCGAGCGGTATGTTCCTCTCCAACGGAACGGCAACGCTCACCATCGACAGCGTAGACACCTCCGACGAGGAGTTTGACACTATCACGGCTAAGGCTGACGTGACGGCATTCACCAAGGGTGCAGTCCTCTTCGAGGCTACCGCAGCTACGGGGAATACCGCCAAGGGCAGCGCCGACTACCTCACCTACGCACCCGTCAAGGTGGAAGAAGGGGCTACCATCACCGCCCTCGGTCGTGCCTTTGAGGTAGATACGGATAAGCTCTATATCCCAGTCACGGAAGAGGACAAGAAGGCGCTCACCGCCCGCTTCCTCTTCGTCTAAGCCAACCAACTAACCAAAACCGACAGATATGGAATTGACTATTGATAGCATCCTTGGTCACGCTGGCTTTATCAAGGCAGTGGCAGACCGAGCGCTGGCTACGGAGCGTAGCAAAATCATCCTCGGCAACTATATGGGCTTCGAGGCTACTCCCACCCGTCTGTTCAAGTCCGTCTACGGGACGACCTCGGCAGTACGCATGGGTTCGGTCATTGACCGCAACGCAGGCAAGGTGCTCCGTGGGCGTGCGCCTATGGGTGACGCTACCCTCGAGGTAGCAGACATGGGCGACCGCTTCCAGATGGATAACGACCGACTCGAGAAGCTCAAGTTCATCCTTGACCGAGTGAACGCTGGTCAGCTGGGGCAGGACGCTGTGGTGAACACGCTTACGGACGACTTCCGTGAACTCTCTGTTGCGCCTTACAAGCGTATGGAGAAGGTGCTGTTCGACCTCATGTTCAACGGGAAGGCAGAGGTGACCATCGGAGACAACCCCAAGGGCGTGTCTATCCTCGATATGAACCTCCCCATCCTCACGGCAGAAGCCAAGGCGAGCGACAAGGACAACCTCGTGGAGTTCCTCGTGAACCTTCGCAACAAGTACAGCCACCTCAACTTCGGTACGATGGAGATGAGCCAAGCGACCTTCTTCAAGTACTTCGCCAAGAGCAAGGAGCTGATGGGCAAGTACAAGATGTCGCTGGGTGGTGCGGAGGTCTCCGTGGCTGGTATCATCCCCCTCGAGGCGGTGAACGCCATTATGACCTCGCTGGGTCTGCCCGCTATCCGTGTCGTGAACAATATCGTGACCGACCTTAGCGGTGCTACGTCTCCCCTCTGCCCAGACGACAAGATCGTATTCCTGCCCGAGGGTGAGATCGGTAAGGTGCGTCACTTCCGCCCCTATGAGCTGAATGACCCCGTACCAAACAAGGTGTACAACACGCTGGTGGGTGACCACATGATCTCCACACAGCGTACGGATGAAGGTCGCTTCATCGAGTACGCTTGTGCGTGGATCCCCGAGGTGCGTCTGCCTAAGCATATCCTCTCCGTAGACCTCAAGGCTATTAAGTAGTAGACGATATGACCCCGCAGGAGTATATCCAAGAAAAGTACCGAGCTATGGGGGTAAGCCTCTCCGATGGCTATGTGTCCTCTCTGCTTGTCGGCAAGGGGCTATCCCCGAGTGACGATACCTGCTTCTCTGAGGCGGGAGGCGTGGAGCGTGTACACAGAGCCTTCGTAGAGAGCCTGCCTGAGTTCCTTCTGATGCCAAGCTCCGTGAGTGAGCTGGGGGTGTCTATCTCCCGAGCGTCAAAGGACGACATAGCTAAGTACTACCGCCTTGAGTGCCGACGCCTCGGGCTTCCCGATATGCTCTCCGAACCTCCAAGAGTGCGCTTTCTATGATTTACGAGAACGGATATATACAAGCGATAGAGACCGAGCAAGGTAGCTTCGACGACAAGGGGAGACCTGTGTTTTCTGAGGCTGTCGAGTGCGAGCTTATCCCTTGTATGTTCCGCTCCTCGGTCAATGACAAGCGAGGGACCTACAAGGATGGCGGGCATTCCCGCTATGCCTACGAGGTACACCTTGAGCCTGTATCGGTGACTGCAAAGCGTGCAAAGCTATACCGAGAGGATGGAAGTCTTATCGGTGAGTTCACGATACAGAGCTGGGAGTACGCCCGTATCCTCAACTTCACTCAGATCATCTTAGGCTGATGGAGTTTCGGGAGTTCCTCGCAGAGGTGCGCAATGAGGTTATCACCGAGATCATCGATGATGTATGCTTCATCGCTAAGGGGTGCTATGAGGAAGCTATCCGACGCAAGCAGTATGCGGATAAGTCGGGTGCTCTCTCAGCCTCCATAGGATGGGCGGTGAGCTACGATGGCAAGGTGGTGCATTCGGGCGGGTTTACGGGAAACGGAAGGAAAGCAAGCGCAGGGCAGTCCGCAGGTCGTGAGGCGGTGCAGGAGCTGGCAAGAGGGAGCAAGGGCATACGCCTTATCCTCGTCGCTGGCGCTCCCTATGCAACGCAGGTTGAAGCAAGAGGCTTTGACGTGACGACCTCGGGCGAACTCTTAGCGGAGGAGATGGTGCAATGGTGGCTGAATAATGCGTAAGACGGGATTAGCGATAGAGGAGTATATCCACGGGCTTCTCAAAGGGAGAGTAGTGGTTAGTGGTGGTGTGTACAGAAATGGCACACGACCCTTTGACAGCGATGTGGAGGATGTCGTAGTGTCCTTCCTCACGGGGAGGGATAGCTTAGACGGCTTCTCGCAGAGCGGTGTCGTCAATGTGAACGCCTATGTTCCTATGCGCAATTTCGGGGAGCCCTTATTAGTCAAGGACGTTAAAAGGTGCGAAGAGCTGGAGGAAGCTATCTCACAGCTCGTAGATGCACACCGCACGGGGGACTTTCTCCTTGTTCTTGACGGGACTCCCACCACCTTCTCCGAAGAGGGCTTTAGCGTGGTGAACGTGAGAGTCAAATACAAGTATAACAAACTAACAGAGTAACAGATATGCCATATCAGGAAACTAACAACACCGCTTGGGGCAAGGTAGAAGTCCAGGTGGGGGCAGTGAACGCCACGGACGGGAGCAAGATGCCCACCGCAGGGATGGCCCTCATTGGCTTCGTCAAGGAGGGCTCGCTGAGCATCGAGCAGGAGGAAGGCGACAAGAAGGAGTGGAAGGCAGTAGGCGGTGAGGTTGTAGACAGCCTTACCTCTGCTTCCGCCCTCCGTGTCAAGTTCCACGTGAAGAACCTCAACAAGAGCGTGATGGAGAAGGTGTTCAACGTCACCGAAAGCACCAACACGCTCGAGGTGAATAGCCTTGTCTCTACGAAGGAGTTCGCGCTGGCTATCATCCCTGAGACGCAGGGCGCCGAGGTCTTCAAGGCTCCCCGTGTCAAGCTCACGGGCGTTATCGCCCTTAGTGAGGACGCAGGCTACGGGATTGACGTCACGGCTACGATCCTCAAGGCGAAGGCAAACAGCCCCCTCTTCTATCTTGAAAAGAAGGCTTAGCTATGAAGCTCCCTTTCTTCAAGAAGAAGGCAGAACAGATGGTATCGGATACGCTCCTCTCGGGGGGCGTGTCCGTGTCCATCGGCTCTACCGAGTATAAGGTCTACCCTCCTACCCTCGCAACGTGGGTAGAGGTGTCGGCTCTCATTGCGCAGGTCACGGACGTAGAGGAGCGAGATATGACGCTCTACGACCTTATCGCCCTTGGTGGTGACGCAGAGACCTACGCACATATCCTCGCCACGTTCATCACGGGCGTGAAGCGAGACAACGAAGCGGAGCGACGCAAGACAGCTGAAACGCTCCTCTATACCGCCACTATCCCCGACCTCGCCACAGCTCTATTCAACGTGCTGGAGAGTGCGAATATCGGGGAGCTTTTTATGCTTACCACTTCCCTCAAGAGGACAGCGATAACGAAGCCGACGAAGGAGGTGGGGAGCGAAACGACAGCCCTTGGGCACGAATAGGCAGTTTCGCCAAGTACTATCATCTGAGCTTTGATTACGTCCTCTACGAGCTCAGCTATACGAACTTCCTCCTCTACTCTAAGGCTATCCCCAGCTACAAGCCCAAGGACGAGGGGAAGAAAAAGACGACGAGCCGTGGCATGTCCTTCGGGGACTTCACCTCGGCACTCAAGAAAATAGCGCAATAAATGGCACACAAGACGTTCTCTGTCACCCTTGACCCTACGGAGTTCATCAAAGGCACGAAGAGCTTAGAAGAGAGCTTTGACCGCCTCCAGCAGAAGATCCAAGGGACATCAACGAAGCTACCCAGCTACAGCGCCCCCATTAGTGAAGCGAGGGGCGAGGTAGACCTGCTCAGCAACTCTCTCCAGCGTGCTACGGGGCTTGCTGCGGGTATCTTCGCTGTGAGTGGCATTCAGGACTTTGTGAGCAAGCTGTACAGCGTGAGAGGGGAGTTCCAGCAGTTGGAGATCTCCTTTAAGACGATGCTGGGCAGTGGGGAGCAGGCTAACGAGCTTCTCGCCCAGCTGGCACAGACCGCAGCGTCTACCCCCTTTGACTTGCAGGGTATTGCCTCCAGCGCAAAGAATATGCTTGCCTATGGCTTCGCAGCCGATCAGGTGAACGAGACGATTGTGCGCCTCGGGAACGTGGCAGCGGGTCTATCTCAGCCCCTCGGGGATATTGTCTATCTCTATGGCTCTCTCCGTGCTTCGGGGCGTGTCACGAACATTGACATTAGGCAGTTCGCCAACCGAGGCATCCCCATCTATGAGGAGCTGGCGAAGGTATTAGGCAAGAGTGTGAGCGAGATCAATAGCCTTGTATCGGCTGGCAAGGTGGGCTTCCCCGAGATTGAGCAGGCGTTCCAGAATATGACCAACAAGGGCGGGAAGTTCTACAACCTCATGCAGGCACAGAGCGAGAGCCTCACGGGGCAGATCTCCAACTTGCAGGACAACATAGATATGATGTTCAACGAGCTGGGGAAGGCTTCCGAGGGCGTCCTATCGTCGGGCGTGAAGGCGGTAGCCTACCTTGTGGAGAACTACGAGAAGATCGGCAAGGTCATTGCAGGTCTCATCGTGACCTACGGGGTGTACCGCACGGCCGTGATTACGAATATCGCCCTTACTAAGGGGTGGGCAGTTGCCACGAGGGTGGACGCTATCGCCAAGGGCATTCAGACGATCGCCACAAACGCAGCGACGCTCTCCACCAACCGCCTAACCGCTGCTATGCTTGCCAACCCCTACGGGGCTATTGCGGTAGCTCTCACGGCAGTGATAGCGGCTATGTGGGCGTTCAGCGACTCCACGAGCGCAGCCGAACGTGCGCAGAAGGACTTCAACGAAGAGAAGAAGCGAGCCGAAGAGCAGGAGCAGAAGCACAAGGAAGCCGTAGAGGCTCTCTTAAACGTGGTGCGTGACGAAGCCTCCGCCACGGCAGACCGACAGAGT